TATACCTAAAGAATCTGAATATGGAATATCTCAAGTAAAAGAAGGTTCTAATTATGTTAATTTAGATATAAACACTGGGTCAACTGTTAGCTTTAGATTTGATGCCTGGGAGGGTGCTGATTCTGACAACAATGATTCTAAATTTTTTGAAAGATCTTATGCTGTTGGTGCTAATTATTCTGGAGATGCCCTTGTGTCTGCTTTAGAAAAATTTATGATTGCTGAAACGTCATGGGAAAAACCACAAGGTCAACCATATTATGACGACCCTGATAATCAATTTCAGCTTACCTTTTCTAAAACAGGAAGCGGAGCAGCTACTAGACACTTATTAAATGTTAGAACTACAGAGTTTACAAGAGCTTTAGAGAGGGGTTATATTGATGTAGAGGTAAAGTTATTACTTGTTAATGGTTTATTGGTTTTCGAAACAGATCCTATGGATTTAGATAGCGATATCTATTATGAAACAGAGCAGACTTTTGATGTTGTAAATGGGTTTCATGAAGGTAATGCTCAGAATCAAACAAGTTCTCAATCAGCAATAGTAAATTTAACAACAGGAAATTGTTTTTCTTTTGGTAACGGAGTAGAGAGTATTCAAGTTAGAGATGAAAGATTAGCTCCAATATATAATATTGACTTAAGACCTAACCTTTCGTTGCTTGATGGATATAAAAAAATATACAACACCACAACGCTTACTTATTCAGGAGCTTATAACGAAAACAGTACATATAATTCATTAAATGAGTTTAACAATAGAAGGGGAATAACTAAAAAAATGGATGCTAAATATGGATCTATTCAAAAGTTATTTGCTAGAGAAACAGATTTAATTGTATTTCAAGAAGATCGAGTTTCTAAAGTTTTGTATGGTAAAAGCTTAGTTCATTCTTCTGACGGCAGCGCATCTCTTACAACCATTGAAAAAGTTCTTGGACAAGATGTTGCATATAGTGGAGAATATGGTATTTCTATAAATCCAGAAAGTTTTGCAAATTATGGTGGAAACATGTATTTCACAGACGCCGCAAGAGGCACAGTGCTAAGGCTTGGACAAGATGGGTTAACACCTATATCTTATTACGGAATGAAGTCTTATTTTAAAAACACTTTATATGGATTTAAAAATAAGTTTAATATAGGAGGAATAGACCCAAGAAACCATCAATATGTTTTATCAATGAATCAGTCAGAAATGATTGTGAACACGCCTGAATACGATTGCGCGTCTATTCTTAACCAATATGTTTATGCGAATATATCAACCAACTACAACTTAAGTGTAGGTTCTTATGCGGGTACAGCGGTCTTACAATTTTCAGCAGGTTCTAGTGTTTCTATTTCTGTTGCTTATGGAGGCTCTACATTTACTGGGTCTGGCACATCAGGAAGCGTTAATATAGATGTTTCTAATTCTGATTTAGATGTAACAAACATAGCTGTGGTTACTATAAGTTCTACGGTTAGTCAAAACGTTTCAATAACACATACTTGTCCTATTGCACAAACAAGAAAAGTTTACCTTGTTGTTGTAAATGATCAAGACGAAGCTAATCAATCTATAACAAATAGATTTAAAGTAAACTCAAATTCTTTTTATGAGGACGAAGATGTTTTCGATGCAAGTGAATTAACAAAATTTACTTTCTTTGAAGACGTAGCAGGAACAGCATACGTTCCAGCAACAACTGACTCTGTGACAATATCTTCATTTAAGCAAATAGGGTATCATACAGGAGATTTTAATAGTTGTAATACATTAGGTTATTTAGTGTCTGCAGCAACTAATTTAACAGCTTCTCAGGTAGTCGCACAAGCAACGTATCCTACAGTAACAAATACAGAAACCTCTACGCAAGAAGAGAATTCTATTACATTTACTTTTACAGAAAGCTCTGCTGACGATAATATTTATTTAGTGTGGAATTATAAAGACGCTTTACCTGTTTTAGTTGATGACAGTATAACAGGAATTACTAATGGAGGAACTGTAACTGTAAATGTTATAGCAAATGATACGGTTCCTAGTCCATATACTTTAACTATTGTTGATCCTCCTACAAATGGAACAGCGGTAGTTGTTTCAGGAAGCCCATCAACATCTATTCAATATACGCACACAGCTGGTCAAGGGTTAAATGATAGTATTACATATCAAGTTTCAAGGGGAGGTGATTGTGTTGCAACAGCAACTTTAGCAACAGAAGCTTTATCTATTAACGAAAACACTTATATCTATATTTATTTTGATAGCAGTGGTTCTATGGACAACTCTGAGAATGCTTTACAACAAATGAGAAACAACTCATTAAAATCCGTATTGCAAGATTTATACGCTACAGGAGAGACTGCAGGAAACGGAAACACTGACGCTTCTACAAATGGAAGTAATGCCTATGATTCTCATGTTATATTGAGAGACCAAACATATAACTGGACTAATGAAAGGACTTTAGCCGCTTTAACTGATCCAGATTTAAAAGATTATATAACTACAGGAAGTTTAAACTCGTTTCCTAGCGATGCTGAAAATGTTATTTTTATGATTTTCCAAGATGAAGCGAGTACTGTTTACCATGGAGGTAGTTGGGATATAAACACAACTAGAACATCTACTTATAATACAGATGTAGCAAATTTAAGATCTAGAGTGTCTACATTAAATTCTACAAACTCTACTTTTTATAGAGGTATAGTTTTTCAAGTAGACGGTTCTGGAGACTTCAAAGATTTAATGACTGCTGTCGAGACAGGAACTGGGCAATATAGCGGAACTAATGGATTAAGCGATTTAAGTACCTCTGGAGGTACATTCACTTTCGAGTATGACATAGAAGACACGATTGGATCAGGAACGCCTGATGACTCTCAAGCTCCGTATAAACCAGCTCCATTAGTAGGAAGGTTTGATAAATGGGAGTATTATTACTTATACCACGTAACCAAGGCTTTAGATAATTTAGGATTTGATCCTAATAACACTCTAGATTGGCCTAGAATAATAGATGATTAATGAGCACAGTAGATACAAACCAAGTAACAATAACATATGACGAAATAAATAAAGGCTGGACGTCTTTTCACTCATATGAACCTGAGTGGATGGAGCGTTTAGGTAATCGCTTTTATACCTTTAAAAACGGTAATGTTTATATTCATGAAGATAACGAAACTAGAACCAATTTTTATGGAACTAATTATGGGTGTAGCGTCACTGTATCTATTAATAAAGAACCTTCTACGGTTAAGGTTTTTAAAACTATTGGACTAGAGTCTAATAATACAAACTGGTACGCGACATTAAATTCAGAGTTAGAGTCTGGTAAAATAGGTGACGCATCTAATTTAAAGTTTGAAGATAAAGAGGGTATTAAATATGGATACATTAGGAGACATTCTTCTAGTGTTTTAGATTTTAATGAACTGTCTATTATTGGATTAGGAAATTTACAATCTATTCCTAGTACTAATAATTATAGATTTACAAGTGATATACCAAATCAAATAACAGCAAATAATGTAGATGGAGTAGGAGGAGATGCGTTGTATTTTAATAACGGAGCTTCTTTGGTAATAGGCGGTATTGACTCTATAAATGGAAATATTATAACAACAACAATATCAACAAATACACCGTCTGTGAATGATTTTTGTTTCGTTGCAAAAAACCCTAGCTCAGAATCATTTGGATTAAGAGGATATCATTCTACAATTAAACTTGTAAATCAATTTACTGGTTTTGTGGAACTTTATTCTGTAAACAGTGAGGTAATGAAGAGCTATATGTAAATTTCGTATATTTGTATAACTAAAAAAGAATAAAAAATGGCTTTATTAACAACATTAGGATTAGTGGGTGGAGCAGCTGGTTCTGTTATGAATTTTATTGGCGGATCAAAAGCAGCTGCAGAGGGTAGAAGAAAATTAGATCAGTTTCAATGGCAAGGCTTAGAGACTGGGGCGGCAGATGCTTTAGCTCCTTCTTTAAAACTAGAAGAAGACGCTTTAAATAAGATACAACAAAATAAAGAACGATTTGCAGATGTTGCTATGTCAGGCGGAGACGCGGGAAATATGTTAGCAATGCTTACTGCTGGAGAAGAGACAACAGGAGCTCAAGAACAAGCCCTTTATGGGAACATGAGCAAGCAAATGTTTGAGGCTGATAAAATTAGAGTTCAAGATGAGCAGATGAGAAGGTCTATGCTGGAGGAAAGACAAAAGAATGAAGTTGCTAGCCTACAAGCTCAAGTTGCTGCTGGGGAACAACAAAAATCATCAGCAATAACAAACTTCTCTAAAACGCTTATGAGTGGTGGTATTGGACAAGAATCTGCAAATGCAGATGCTGGGTTTGACCCAATGGGAATGTTTCAGTTAGGTATGAAAAAAAAAAAGTAAAAAAACAAACGAGTAATTCATAAAAATGGCATACGGAGGAGGTTATTTAGTTAAACCAGTACAAAGCGAAAACGGATCTATTGGAGAATTGTTTTTAGCTGGTCAGGCACAGGTACAGAAAGTAAGAGACAAGGTTAGGGAGGAGAGAAGAGTTCAATCAAAAGCATTGGGTGAAGCAACGGATTTTGTAGCTACAGGTATTCAGGACATGGATTCGTATTGGGCTAAAGCTGGTTCTGATGCGAGATCTAAATTAATGGAACTACAACAAGCTAATAGAAATGGAGAGATTTCTAGAAGCGAAGTGGTTGCGCAATCTGCAGCAATAACAGGAGAGATGAGTATGATAGGTCAATTACCTACCATAATAAAAGAACAAAGAGATTCAATAATAGCAGAGCAAGAAAAAGAGGGGTATTCTGGATTAACTTTAGCTGAGTTTGATCGAACCTGGTTTAAAGATATTTCTAACGGAGCTTACTCTAGTGGAGCAACTTACATACCTGCAAGAGACGCAATACCTGCGGTTCCTGATGTAGTTGCTACACAAGCCGATATCGATGGAGGAGCTGTTGATGTTGATGGAAAACCAGCGGTAGCTGGCAGTATTATGAAAAAAGGGTCTGCTGCTGTTCCAAAGCAATCAGCCAAGCAAGTAGACTTACAAAGCTATTACAAGCCTGTTCTTATAGGTAATAAACAACATATGGAGTTTACTTACCAGTACCTTGAAAAAGGAAGTGATAAAATAAAAACAAAAACAATATTAAAGCCTTTAAGAGATCATATAAATCCAAGCAAGAAAAAATACTTTAAAGTAGACGACAAAAAAGAAGTTGCTGCTTTCAGAAAAAACATTGGAGACACAGGGTTTACTTTTACAGGAGCAGACGGGTTACAGCAGTCTATATACCAACCAATGCAAACAACTGTTAATGGCACCCAGATATACAGTAGAATTTCTGACCCTAAAGATGTTGAATATGTGCAGAGAGCTATAGAGCAAGAAATAACATCTAAAAGTATGGATTGGATGGCGGCTTATGCTTTTGATGTTTTAGGAGCAAGAACTCCTTTTGGAGATGGCGCCACAGGAATACCTTTAACAGATGATGAAATAGAGAGAAAATTTCCTTCTTCTATATATTTTGATTATGATTCTTCAACGGCTAAGGGTTCTGCAATTAAATTTGAAGACGATCCTTTGATGCTTGATGTTGATGAACAAGGAAATACAGTTTTAACAGAAAGCACTATTAAGCTAGTGAAAGCTCATTATAGAAATCAATTAATGGCTTCTATAAATGTGGATACTGAGGTTTATAAAGATAGAGCAAGATCGTCTACAACAAGAAGTACAAAAGACACAAACACAAGAATTGCTCCAGCTAGCTATAGTGTTAAGGGTAAGGGTTATAAAGTAAGTGGACATAATCTTCTTTCTAGAGCGGTTATTTCTATGAGCAGAAAAAACGAATTAACGGGTAATGTTGATGGATCAGATCCAAAATTGAGGCTAAGTAATCAAGAAGCAAGTTTCCTCGATAATGGAGTGCTAGAACATGGTCTTGATAATGTTCCAACAGCTTTAAAGAATTTACATTTGGCTACAGACTATGATTTAACAACTCAAGGAGCTGTTAATGTTGGAGGTGTTTTAGATAATTTTAAAGATGTATTAAACGTCAATACTTTTACTAATAACAAGTTTAAAGATATAACTGGATTTTTTACATCTGTAGATAAAGGTGGGCAACCTATAATTATTTTAACAGGTAACGCTACTTACGGAGAAGTAAGTTCTACTATTAAAACAGATGGAAGTAATCTTGATAGTAAAACAACAACTGGAGAAAGTTCTTATGTTGCTGAAGGCATGACGCTTCCTTTAACAGATGAGCAAGCTCAGAGTTTTTATTTGCGAATATTTCATGACAAAAAAGGAATACCAGAATTAGCAGAAATTTTAACTGATTTACAATTCGATAGAAACACAAGAGACGTTAAAAAAGCCTTGCATTTAGCACAAGTTGAAATCAATAAACGAAGTCAATAAACAAATATAGTTCATGATTGTGAATAAAGAAAATACAATACCATTAGTTGAGGAAACTAAGCCTGTCGTACAAGAAAGTGTTCAAGATACAACACAGGATAACTTGCAAAAAAAAGACAAGAAAGACCCAGCAGATCCTCCTAAAAAAAAGCTTGATAAATCAAAAGCAAAGCAATGGGTTATTGATTTATACAAGTCAAAAGGGATTGAAATAGATGACGCTGAAGCAACAAGATTTGCAGAGAATAAAAACATCAAATCAATAATCACTGATCAATACAGGTTGGCTAAGGTTAAAATTCCAAAACAAAAAGAATTAGATTCTTTATATAGTAGCTGGGAGATTGACATTGACCCTGTAGATGAAATCATTCAAAATTCTACTCTTTTAAACAATCCACCTTCACCAACAGATGAATTATTAACATCTGCTTCTTCTAACGTGGAAAAAAAAAATCCACTAACGACTTCTCAAAATCAGAGTACGGATTCGGATTCAAGTTCGGAAGATGGCAGTTCTTCATCGGCATACAAAGGGTTTTTTAATGGAGACAAAACTTATTCTGAAAACATAAACAATATTCCCGTAAGTGTTTTAGGTCTTGGAAGTGAAGATGCTATGCTGTCTTTAAACAACACTTTGAAGCAATATGGTGTTGATGTAAAAATGGGATCCCCTGACACAGATATGGATGGTATTACTATTACTAGGCCTGACGGGGAATCAATGTCTTTTACAATATTTAGTGACATATACAAGGCTAGGCTTAAGATGGTTAATCCTGATCAAAATCCAGATGAATTACAAAAAGTAAGACATGCTGAAATGCTTAGTTTCATTAATGGATCAAAAAAAGAAAATCTAAGTTTTCAAAAAGGTATTTTTCAAAATGTAGACAAAACCACTTTGAGTGGTGCAGTATCAGACTACATGAATTATGCTTTAACGCCTTCAACAGAAGATATTAACTTTATAATTAAAATGCTTCCTGGAAGAAAAAAATCTGTAGGCGAGTACTTTAATAAAGATGGTTCTTTTAAATATGAGTTATGGAAGTTAGATGTTGGTAGAGCTGATGCTGGGCTAAGTAAGCATAAATTAGATCAGTACAGAGATGATGAGTATGAGCAAGCCGCAACAAGGTCTAGAGATAATACTGCGACTAGAAAGCCTAAGATGATTAATTTTCCAAATCTTGATCCTGATAAAAAACTAAATGAAAAAGCAAAAAGCAGATCAAGAAAAGAAGCTTTAAAAAAGATAAGTGATATATCAAGGTCTTTTAATGTAAAAAAAGAAGTAGCTTCCTCTAATTTAGGAAACGCATTAAGAGAGTCTGGAGCTTATCAAATGGTTGATTTAAATGATCCTGTTGCTATTTCTGATATTAGACAAGCTGGATTACTTCCTGGTGATTTGCCTATGGATCAAATTCTTATAAATGGATCACCTTCTTCTGTAAATGAAGTAAGCTCTATGCTTTATGATTACGAAACAATCAAAGCTATTCGCGCTGGTAAAATAAAAATAGATATAGGAGACCCTAAGACAGCAGGTTTGTTAGCTGATCAAGTTGCTCAAATTAAAGACTTAATTAGAACTCAAGAAGCTTTTGATAATGAAGGGGTTTTAGGATTTGATAATGGATTCACCGATTGGCTTAATCAAGCACAAGAAACTGTAGAAGGTGGATTGACTGCTATTGGACTTTCTGCTTGGGAATTAGCCTCTAATGTTTCATATATTGGATATGACAGCTTAGTTGCAATGGGAGTTCCTAAAGCTGAAGCTCAAATGATAATGTACGGAAATACAGGTCTTCCAGGTGTCGCAAATATTGGAAGATTATTAGATCCTCAGCTTGTTAAACACGTTAGGGATGAATACCAGCCTGTATATGAAGGAGATATTTTAGATTCACAAAGTTTTGGAGAGGGTTTCTATAAAGCATCTACAGCTACTGCAAATTCTTTAGTGTATACGGGTGTTTTTATGTTAAATCCAGCTCTCGGATTAACCGCTACAGGATTAGGTAGTTATGGAGGAGATAGAGTTTACCAGAACCAAAGAGTAAACGAAATAAACGAAAAGAAAAAAATGGGCTTTTCTCTTAGTCCAGAAGAGCAACAGATGTTGAATCAATCAGGTTTTATGTCTAGGTTAAATTCATTAACTAAAGCTGGAGTTGAGGTTGGAGTTACCTCTTTGTTTACGTTTAGATATTTTAAAGGAGTAAAATCGGCGTCAAAATTTAATGGCCCAAAAACAGCTGAAAACGCAAAAAAAATAGCAGATCAATATGCTAAAAATGTTAGACAAACAATGGCTGGAAAATTATCTCAAATGCTTGGTATTGAGAAAAAAGCTATTCTAGCAGAGCTGCCAGAAGAAAACCTTATTGCTTTAACTAATTATTATGTTGACATTGAATTTGGTTTGGATGTTTGGGATTTTGAAAAAGCAAAAAAATTAGTTAAAGAAACTTCCATTGTATCTGTTTTTAGCGGTTATACTATGGGGGTTGGAACTAAGTTGCATCAAAATTCAAAAATCAAAAAAATAGGAGAGCAACAGATAAAAAACAACATTAATTTACCTGCGGAAAATGAAGCTATTGTTAATAAACTTAATATTGATGCTCAGGTAAATCAAATTGAAAAGCAAGCAGAGCAAGGGTTAATTGATTTAGAAACCGTTAATGGATATCAGGATTTAAAAGACTTACAACTACAGGCTAACAACCAAGTAAATAAGTTCGAGGACATGAAAAATGACCTTGTTAAGAAGATGAGTGTGAACGAAAGGAATGAATTTTTAGATATTATAAGACAAATAGAGCAGCAAGACTCTAATATATCTTCTGAAGATAATTCAAATAATGTAAAAAAGAAAAGTCAAGAAAACATAGAAGCTCTTAAAATTAGAGGTAGAGAAATATTATCAAAGTATCCAAGCGATATGTCTTTTTATTTTGCAGATGCTCAAGTAAAATCTGAATACATAACTAAAGCTATGGAGGTTATGGGCAAGGAAAAGACTGAAAAAGGAGAAAATAACTTTACTTTAAATAGTGATGATCCCGCTGTGTTTGATCGTGCTGCTCAACTACACACACAGGCTGTTGCTGACGGTATAGTAGAAGCAAGACAAAATGCTAATGCAGCTGAATACATCGGCCTTAATAATGCATCAGACTTTTACCAAGATATCACTAGGCAAGAATTAAACGACTGGAATTTATCAAATGACATTTTAACCGTAAAGGATATGTTAAGTGCTCCAGAGCTTGATTTAACGGTTACAAAGCCAGTGGAAGATGTTGACGGAAGCAAAGACTCTGAGTTTGAGGTTACAAAGGAAGGAGATGTTGTTGTTGCGACAACAAAATTAGAGAAGACTCAAAAACAAGTTAATCAAGAAAGAACAGGAACTATAGTAAGCAGAATAGAGTCTTTTAACTCTAACTCAGATTTCGCCAACGACTTACCTGCAAAACAATATGCAGAAGTTAAGGAGTTTTTTGAAAACGTTAAAAGCGGAAAAAAAGTTTCTTATGGTAGAATAGAATCTATATTAGACGCTCATGATTTAGCCCTTCAAATAAAATCTAACACTTTTGGGAAAATTAACGTAGGAGCTGATATTAAAGGAGTTTTAAAAGAAGATGGATCTTTAACTGAGAAGGGTTTAAAGCTTTACAATAGCCTAGCTCAAACAATGTCCGCTGGGATTGGTTTAAATACCATGACTATGGAGGGATTAACCTTAATAAGAGACACTCAAATAGGAGCTCCGTTACATAATTTAATCCAAGAAGGATTAAGATCTAGTGCGGAAGCACAGCAAAAAGCAGGTAATATAAAGTCTGGACACACTAGTTTGTATGAGGCTGAAGTTATTGCTTATAATAAACAAAATGGAACAAGCCACAGTAAAGACCCTAGAAGTTCTGTAGATTCATCATATGAAATGTCTATTCTTGGAATGCTTAAAAGAAAGACAGGGGAAAAAACAATGGATGGTCAAGATGTTGAGTTTGCTAGAGCAAAGAAACTAATACTTGAAGAGCTTGCTATAAGAAAAGCTGAATCTGAAGACACTTACAATGCCGTTCAAATAGCTAAAGGAGATAAGAAGGCTGCTATTGATAAATACAAAAAATATAAAGATGTAATTGATAGGTTAGGTGTTTCTGAAGCTACTTCTTTTGAAGATGTCTCATCAAAGGCGTTGCCGTTTAATTTAAACGCTATTAACAGGCTTTCAGAATCGATGCCTGGTCAAAGAGCTATTCAAAGAATAAATGATTTTGAAAAACATGAAGCATTTAATTTTGAAGAAGGCTCATACACACCTATATTTATGTCTAAATCAACAGATGGTATGGGCTTCAATGATTATTTTGGGCCACAGAATTTAGATGGAATTAATACTAATAGCGGTAGAAAAGTAACTAGACCAGAAACTTTAGGAAATGATTTAAGATTAAATCCTGGAATGTATTGGGATAATGTTTATGCTCAATTAAACGGGATGGAAATGGAGATATCTGGAAAGAAAAACTTTCAGACTTTAGACAACTTATTAAACAATCCAACATTTTTAGACAGCTTTGAAGACGGTGCTTTAAAAGATGCTTTAATTTCCAACTTTAAAAAAAGGTCTGAAATGTGGAACAGAGAGGTTCGAGGCTCTAACTTAAAGGCAGTAGATATTGGTGATTCTAAAATTAAGGACACGCAAAATAAAGCTATGAATGCCGCGTATGGTACAGTTAGTGCTATTTCTTTAGCAAGACTAACTCAACCAATGAGTCAGTTTATGAGTGCAACTTCAGGTAGTTATCCAATATTAAAAAATAAACAATCAAAAGCTTATTTAAGAAAAAGAGGGTTAAGTTTTTTTGGAGGTGTAGCAGGTTCTTTTAACATGAATAATAAGGTTGGAAGGTTTTTTGGATATTTTGATAGCAAAGGAAAACTTGGTAACATATATGATAAGTCAAGAACAGGATTAAGAAATGCCTTAGCTTCTCAATTAGCTATTGACAGAAATCAGTCTATGCCTGCTGAATATTATATAGATGCGCTTAGTCTTACAGATAAACAAGGTGAAGCTTTAAATTCTGTAGGTGGTCAATTAACTATAGACAGGGTTCTTGAGACTGTTAACAAGTCTAATGAAATGGCTTTGAATTTTATGTTAGCTAACTCAGATAAGGCTGCGGCAAATATTGCTTTTGAAGCTCATTATTTAGATTATAAACTTTCAAAAGGGGAGACTATAAACGACCTTGATGTTTTTTGGGAAAAAGAAAACGCTAATCCTGATTTAGATGCTATAAAATATGCAGATCAAATTATTGATCGAACAATGCGCCAAAGTGATTCAGCTGGAGAGGCACAGATATATAACAGTGAAAAATCTAAAAACGGAATGAGAATTCTTATGCCTTTTCAAAAATTTATATTAAATGCAAAAGCTGACTTTTCTGCTCAGTTAAGTATTCTACAAGATCCTAATATTTCTGAAATTCAAAAGCAAGACGCTAGAAGATTTATGAAAGGTAAAATGAATGAAATAGTTTCTTTTAACGCTATAAAATATGCAGGTAGTGTGGCAACATTAAAAGGGTTGTCAAGCTTATTAGCTTTAGGAATGGATGAGGATGATATTTATGAGAGTGGTGGAATAGATGGAGACATATCAAGACGACTAGGTATTAAGTCAAGTAAAGAAGATCTTGATGCAATGACGGCTACAATTAAAGGAGCAACAAGTCTTGAAGAAAGAAACGCGGCTCTATCTGCTTTATCTGGATTTAGAGAAATGAACGACGTGGTTAAGGGGTTTGAGCAATACGCGATGAATTACGATAAAAAGTTTTCAATTAGTGACAATAAGAATATTATAAATCAAGTTTTTCAAGATGCTGGATTTACCTTGAATCCTATTCCTACTACTGGTTTTATGAATGATTTAATGGCTTGGGGAGTAAATCACGTCTATGGAGAAGATATTCTTAGAGAATATAGCAGTAGAGATTTAACCTCAGAGGTAATGGACACAGACACATATATTGATGTTGTTGTAAAAAAAGCAGGTATGTTAGGTATAGCTTATGAGACTGTTGATAGATTTACCAGTGCAATTAGACTTAGAAAAAACGGAACGTTTATAATAAATCAAGGGGACTACAAGAATAAAGAGGTTTATTTGACTGCTCCTACTGATGCAATGAGAGAAAAGTTAGCTAATTCTGTTGACTTTCTATTTCAATTAAGGTGTCATGCTTTAATGAATCCAGTTGCTCCAAGAGCTGATTTAGATAAATATGCAGACAGGCTAGAGAGAACAATTGAAAAGTATTTTACACAATCTACTCCTGATCAAAGAATGCAAAGAGTAATGGGAATGCAAGGGCCTCTACAAGAAGAAGATTAATAGTATTTTTCTTGTATTATTTTTATGACCTCTTGGCAATCTTTTTGGTTTCTAGGCACAAATAGATCGGCTTTAATTTTATTAAGGTGTAGGTGCCTTTTAAATAGCTTCCAGACCATAGGGAATCTTTCATTTGGATTCCCTTTACACTCTATAATATATCTTGGTGGGTTTTGAGTATCTACAAAGTCAGGAGTGTATGTAATTGGTAGTATTTTTTTATTACCTCTATCATGCAAGTATTTTTTTGCAGGTGTTTTTTCATAAGAACATGCGTCAAACATAAATCCATCAATGATTGTGAACTTAGTAGACTCATATCCATTATCTATTTTATTTGCTTTTAACAACAAATACATATGAGACTCAAGCTTGGATTGAAATTGTATTCCGTCAATTTTAACTTTCTTTGATCTGGTTATTTGTTTTCCTTTTTTAAATCTCATCGTCTACGTTTTCTAAATATAAATAATCTTCAAATCCTTCATTGAGTAATTGAACCACTGCTGATACATAACTCTTTGAGTATATTGATTTTTTTGCGTATTCTTTTTTTCTTTTTTTAAGAGTTAGGCTTTCTCCTACTACAATAGCAAACTTTTTAATATCGTTTATGCTTTCCCAGTAACACATCTCATTAAATTTTTGAGAGATTTCTTCTCTTCTTATGATGTATTCTATTGCCATTTTATTATTTACGTTAAGTTCTTTTGAAGCTATAAACACATGGTTATCTTTAAACGCAAGTATTTCTACCTCATCTTCTTTTAGAATATTTACATAAATAAATGAATCAACTAGGTGTTCTTTAATATCTAAGTCTTCATATAGTTCCTTTATGTATTCTAAATGGGTGTCTGAAGGCTCTTTGTTTATAAAAATTTTATTCATCTCTCTCATATAACAAATTTAAATAAAAAACCCTCAACAATTTGAGGGCTTTTTGTGAAAACAAAACATAACAGTAAATAAAACTGCTACGGGAGATACGCAAATATACTAAATTATTCTCTTTGAGTTCCATCTTCCCCAAACTCGTAGTTAATAGTTACCAACAGCAAATGAAGTCTTAGCGACCAGTATTGCTCATGTTCATTAGGCTCCCACACTTCATACCCAACTATCATTCCCTCATGAGGCCATCTAAAGTTTAACGAAAATAAATACCAACCTTCTTCCATTTTAAAATATATGTGTTAATCTTGCTATTTGACCAAATTCTGGATGATGTAAAAACCCCTCTATTGCTTTTGGCGCATGCTGGTATCCATTTCTATGGTGCCAACTATCTGTTCCAGACGGACTTCTTAAACTTTCTACAGTTACACCCGCATAGTCTTTAGCATTTTTATGATGTACATGATGCGTATAAACATATCTATGTTGTGATTCCGACCACCATTTTTTGGCTTCTACAGCCATAAGTAGAGGTAGGTCGTTGTTTTTAGCACCATCTCCATGAGTTGTACCTATTAAATTAGAGCCGTACTTGTAATATTTTCTATGACTTATACTTGAATCAAATGATACATGTTTACAGTTTCTAAACCAAGTGCTTATTACGTCGGCTAAAAAGAATCCGTTTGTATAGTCGTGATTACTGGGATTGTAAGTTACATGAACATCAGCAATGCCTACCAATTTTTCGATAACCTCTACATAGATAGCTTTTGCTTTTAAAAAACTCTCATACCACATTCCGTCTGTGTCTTGAGGAGTTCCCGATGTTGTTTGTCTTTTTGGGGTGTCTATGTGTAAAATGTCATTTCCAATAATTAATAGAAATTTATCTATTTCAAAACCAGAGGTCTTATCCAGAATACCTTGAACTCCGTCCCTAACTCTTTGTATGGCTATTTCAGAATCATACTCTTCTCCTGTTTCAAAAGAAGTAGATAGCTTTCCTATATGAACATCAGCAGGATCTATAACTAAAAGATGAGGGTCTTTAGTTTTTTTTCTTTTTATGTTAGGATAACTAGGAGAATAAATTTTCATCTCATCGATTATCTGTCTAGAGATATCGTTGTATGAAACTATTGTAGGTCTTACTTGTACGGAATATTCTTTTGTTTTATCCCAGTATTGGCTAACACTATTGAAATCTATTCCTCTCTCTTTGCAGTATTCGTATACACCTTGGTGTCTTACTTGATTAAGTTTTTGTTGAGACTCAATATCTATGTAGGCTCTAAAAGTATTTCTTCCTTGCTCGATTTTCTTTACTTCTAAACCTAACGCTATTGCTTCTTCTTTGTTTAGTCTTACTCTTTTTTTGCTCATGGCTCAGTGTTTTTCTTTAACTCTTTCAAGTCATATATTAATGAATTGATACTGTTTCTAGAGTCTTCAAAATCGCCGTCAGAAACCCCTTCAAACACGTCGTTTAATTTATCGTGTAACTTATTAAAAGTTTTAATAAGGTATGTTTCTCTTTGTTTTAACACCTATTTATCCATTTGCCACAAATAACTTTCTCCTTGTTTTTTATCGATTTTACCAATAGCTCTGTATATAGCTCTAGATTTCTTTTTTGTTTCCAGCACTTCTTTTTTTGTTGAGTCTGTTCCTAGTTCTGTGTACATAGAACAATCATGCTCAAGCAGGGTATCTATTTTTCTTTTATCAGACCATGTTTTATATGATAAAACTTTGTCAATTAATTTAGTTACCTTCTCCATCTAATATATTTTTTAAGTTAGGTTTAAAATATTCAGCTCCTTTAATTACTTTACCGTCGGGTCTAAATAGAGGCCTACCTCTTTCTAGCTTACTCATGTTTGATTTATGCACTTCCTCAAAAAGATCATAAAACACATCACTTAACCCGTGTTGTGTAATAAATCCGTAGAGGACGTACATCATATCTACAATAGCATCAGCTATTTCTACTAAATTCTCATTTTCACACGCTTCTTTGTATTCATTTAACTCCTCCAACAACAACTTATACTTTAAGTCGTATTTTTCTTTAGATATAAGAGATGGATTATTGTTTTGTTCTATTTTAAAAGACTTGTTAAACTCCTTAACCATGTCTAGTTTTGAGTCTAATAACTTCCAAAATAAATCTTTTTCAGTAAAAGAGTGAAGCATTTCTAGTTTGTTTGAGGAAATGTATAAAATCCTTCTTGAATATCCAAGAGAAAATCAAAATTTTTTCTGATTTCTTTAATATTTACGTATTTTTTAGTCTTTTCTTGTGTTAAATGAGACAATTGATGCAATATACCTTCGTCAGATAGTATATCTCTTGTCTTTAAGTCTTTTACAAAACAAACATATATTGAAAAATGAAGTATATCTAATATGTTTTCCATAAACTCTTCATCAGTCATCAAGCAAAATGTTTCATGCGTGTTAATAAGGTCAGACTCGTTGTATAAAAATGTTTTATTTCCTATTTTGTATTTTTTCTGCGATTTCATGATATAATTCTATTATTTTTTTCTGCATTTTTTTTTGATCCGTTGTATTACGATAAAGATCCTTTCCTTTTTTTATCCTACCATCATAATTGATTTCAATTTTAAAATTGTTTTTATCGTATATGATCGGATAAATTTTTATATTTTCCTTTAAGCATATTCCCATGCTTACATTTATATCTTCACTCATTTATCAATGATATTTCTACGTTCTCCCACTTACCGCCTTTAATGTCATAGTCTACTAAGAAATCTATTCTTTTCACCCATCTTTTATTCATTCTATCTTCTACTGTCCAAACTCCATTCATGTTTCCTGCGTTTGAAACCATAACTTTTGCTCCAAATACAAACCCATGTTTTTCTAGATCCCTGGAGACAGCAATCCATCTATGTGATCCAGGTGATTGTGAATTAATTGTTTTTAAAGATGCGGTTGTTAAAAAATCCGCGTTACATTGTTTTGGGTCTGCATGATAAATCGTTGCAGTAACCAATATTGCTATTAGTGTTTTCATATTTATATTATTTTATCAAAAAATATTAATCCTTTTTTTCTAGCAATTTCTATATTCTTTATAAACTTTTCTGTAAACTCTGAAAATAAAATTGCATCAGCTTCGTTAAAAGAAGCTATATTAGACATTAGTTTGTTTTTAATGTTCATTGCATTTGTAACAAATTCTGAATCGTCTGCGTATAACCTATCGTATGATTCTGATATGTTTTTTTCTAGAGATTTTTTAAACATGTTACCATATTTTTTAGACAAACCCCTTAACTTATATTCGTCCATTAATTCTAAAGCTAACTGAAGAGTTAAAACTAACTCTAACCCATTCCTTAACTCATCTTCTTTTCTTTTGTTTTCCATTTCTATATTTTTAATTTATTAAATTCTATATCTAATTCTTTGTTCTTTTGAAAGGGTGTTTTTGCTGAAGATATCCAATTTGTGTTATCCCATCTTGGGCCTCCATCAACCATTTCAGTGTATCTACCATTGTTTACATTCCAAAAGTAATTCACATCGGCTTGGTTCTCTCCAAGATTTGAAAACTTTACTTTTAAAACCTTAACCTTGACAGTTCCTTGCTCGTAATCTCTATGAACAAGCAAACCATGAGGACTCATGTCATAAAACTCTCCTCCACCTTTCACATCATAAAACGTAGGCTCAAAAACCTTTCCTTTATCTGTTTGTGGCTTAGTAGGGTGTGCTACAAGTATTACAATTACATCGTTTTTCTTACAGAAATTATCTATCTTGTTTAAGTAGGCGTTTGTGTAATCATTAATACCAAGCTTAATAGATGATTTATCTTTAACTTTATTGTATGGGTCTATTACTAAGCACCTTATACCCATTCTCTTTACAAGCTCCTCTCCTTTTTGTAAAACCCTTTCTAAGTCATAGCCGTCATCATAGTTTATAAAGAAAAAATTCTTATTGACATGATCAACACACTTTCTCCAGGACAACTCTTTTGTATCTTCATACTCGGGAGTTCTTCCATAATATTTCCTTACAAGTTTATCAACGTGTAGGTATTGAGGGTAATTTTCTGTTGAAGCATATGCTATCTTCCAATCATACATCATATTATATCCAACACACATTTGGTCAACAAAATCTGATTTACCACTAGATGGAAACCCAGTTACAACCGTAAATTGCTTTGTATATGTTGAAAATATACCATCAAAACTTCTTAATCCAATTTTATAACCATTCTCAACCCCATTCTTATAAAAAGAATCTAAGTCAGAAGCCATGTCGTTAGCCCTTATGACATTTTCTATAGGGCATGGCACTGCATCATCTATGGTTTCCTTTAAGGCTTTTTTACCATACTTAATTAAGTATTCGTTAGCGTCTTTGCAATCTTTAAAGTTTACTAAAAAACATTTATCTGAACCAAATCTTCTGATAAATTCTTTTTTGCCATTTTCTCCAGCCTCGTCGGCGTCCAGTGCTAAGTATATTTTTTTCTTATCTTCAAAGTAAAAATAAAAATCAGTTAGGTAATCTAAATTGATTTGACCACTAGAATTAAAACCATTGGGAACACTTATTGTGTTCTTGATACCGCACTCATGATAAGACATTGCATCTATCTCTCCTTCTGTAATTACGCATTCATCTCTACTTATTATTGAATCAATATTGTAGAACGTTTTTTGCGCTCCCTTATACATTTTAAAATTCTTTTCTGCATCTCTATATTTAATATTAATTAGCTTTCCTAAAACATAGTAATTAAAAAATATAGCATTTACTTTTGAGCCTACTTGTGGCATGTATTCAATTCCATTAGTAACCTTTAAATCTAACACTGTTTTTTCTGATATACCTCTTTTTACAAACCAATCTATAACATTGTTACTTGTTTTCTTTTGAACAACTTGCTGAGGTTTTACATACTCAATTGAATTGCTGTTTTTTTGTAATTTATAGGTATGAAGCTGTAATACTTCTCCGCAATGCTGACAAGTACCCAGTCCCCTCTTCCAATCTAACATTAAACACTCTTGTGTTTTCTTTTTTCTTGAAGAAGAACATACTGGGCATGTAGATTTCTTTTTATTAGTTGGTAATTTGTATTGATTAAATACATCTATTTCAAATTCTGTTTCCACCATAATTATAATATTGTAAAGTCAAACCCTTTCTGATCAAACTTATTTTTATCTATCTCCATTTCTTCTTTAGTCCCGCTTTTAATTGCTTGACCTTTCCATTTCCACCTGCAATCTCCATTACTTGTAGAAATTTTATTAGAGTTGTATCTCATCCAATTTACAAAATGACTTTTTAAATCTCTCATTGTAGATTTATTTTCATCAGTGATAGTAAGAACTTCTTCAAACTTATCAAGAGCAGAATCAATTTTAGATATAGATAAAGAAAAATGCATAGCAGTTGTTTCTTTCCACATAATATCTTTTTTACATTGCTCTATCATTGTTTTATTATTTTCTTTATTTCTTATATTCTTAATTATCTCTGTCGTTTGCGTGTCATCTGTTTGTCGTTTGCTTGTCGCTTTTCTTTTCTTCTTAACCTCATCTACTTGATAACTATCATAGTTTAAGATAGTTACCTTTGTATACTTGTTTGTCGTTTGCGTGTCTATTTCTCCTGTTTTTACTAATCTTTTAAGAGACGTTCTTAGCTGTCTTACAGGTATATTTAAGTCATTAGAAAGCCTGGTCAAAGAGGTTATATATTCTCCTCTTTTGACAGATTTACCCATGAATCGACAATTGTCGTAACAAGCGTTAAGAAGTAAGTGTATAAATAAATGCTTGGTATTTGTGTCTTTATACCATTCCCAATCTAGTATCGATCTGTGAAGTTTTATAAATCCTTTCATTGTTCATTTTGTTTTGCAGAAAAATTAAATGTGACAACTCTTCTTTGTTTTTGTTTTCGTAAATCGCTTCGATTAACAAATGAACTAACTCAACGAATTCTAAATTTTCATCCCCAAAAATTCTATCTATAATTCCCTGGACTTGAACGTCTCTAATTCTAGAAGTTTTATTAATTAAACTAACTGCTTTGTATATTTTGTTTTCTAATTGTTTCATCTGATTGCAGAACTCTTTATCTACATCCATATACCCTTGTGTTTGTTTTACTGAATATAATACCGTGGCATGAT